TTCTTGGGTATCGGCTGGGCCAAACAAAGGGACGGTAGTTACGCTCAGCCAGCTTACGATAAACAGTAAAAACAGTCTGAGGAGTCCCAAGGTAGCAAATACGGCTATCGCTTTTGGGGGTAAGGATACTTTCGGCTTCTGTGCAAAGTTGAAGAAGTTTTTCACGCATCAACTCCGTCATAGAGTTTCCTGGTACTTCTATGTCGTCGAGAACCATGAGGTCTGCACGAGAACCAGTAAGTTGCCCAGTAATACCAACGCTTTTTACGCTTGGAGCCTGATGAGGCGAGCATTGTACGTCGAAGGATATACGACTCCACCTTGCCTCGTCGCTTTTTGGTTGTAGGTGATTTAACCATGGCGTTTCTATAATTAGTTTCTGTAGGAAGATTGACATGTTATCTGCACGTTCTTTAGATGCAGATATAATCATTATCTTTCTTTCTGGGTCTTTAAATAATGTCCACAAGACAAAAGCCCCGGTGATCCATGATTTACCGACTCCTCGGAAAGCTTGGATTTGAAGACGCTTTGGTCCGTGTTGTAGGTAGTCTGCGATAGCAAACTGTGCTCTAGTTGGAGGAGGGAGGTCAAGCTGTTCCCATAATGCAGTCAGAAACAGCTTGAAATCGTCCTGTAGAGCCTCTAAAGGGTTCTCCATGTATGTTTGCTTATATACCAAATTTCAGGCGCCTTGTAGGCTGGCCTGAAGGTATTAGTTTTGTTTTCTTCTTTCTAGGTGTTTGAGTTGGTGAACCTTGTAAGCGAGATATGTCAATACCTGTATTTGTTAGATCTAATGCAGCAGCAGCTCCATCACCTATGATAGGTATCCAACCAATAGCACCACTTAGCGTAGCAATACCAGCTTGACCTAATCTACCTTGACTTAAATAAGACATAGCTTCACCACCAGATAGTAGTATATCTAATCCTGGTATAGTTTTCATCATCGTCTTACCAGCTCTAGAAGCACCAAGTCTAGCTACTTGACCAGCTATAGCTTTTTGAGCAGCAGGGTTCTTTAGTATTTCAGAGGCAGCTAAAACACCACCTCCTACAGCTGCACCAGCAACGTTACCAGTAGCAATGTTAGTACCTAGATTTAAAGCTTGGTCAGCTCTTCTAAGACCACCTCCAACCTTCATAGTATCTCCAATACCACCGAGAGGTCTCCCTAGCTCAGTGGTTTCGATATTCTTATGTACTTTGTTTTGTTGCCAGTCCCATTTAGAATCTGTCATACGTGCCTTACGTTGGTCAAAGGTAAGACGTTCGTCAGGATGATTAAACTCATAGACTGCTTGATCAATCTCAGCCTTGGTCATAGGACTTATGGCATCATGCTGATCAAACTTTATATCTGCTAACTTAGCTTCTATAGGTTCTTGTACATTCTTAAAGAAGTGTAGGAGAGCATTCTTTCTACTCTCCATAGTGTTACCCAAGTCTGGTACACCTGGATATTTATAACCTTTCTTTATTGCTTGACTACTAACTTGATAACCCCTTTCCCTCATGAAATCATGAATTTGATTATGGAAAGGTTCACTCAGCATAGCTCTATTAGAAATATCATTACCTAAAGCATATTTAGAATTAAAAGCAAAATCAGCTAATTCTGCTTTTTGTTCTTTTGTCATACCTGCAAAAAAAGGTCTATACATCTGAAGCATCCTCACATGATGAGCTTGCATCTTACCTAAGTTTTCTGCTACAGGACCAATTCTAGAATAAGAGTCTGTATCTACTCTTGTTCTCTCAACATCTTTTTTTCGGAAACCTTCTATTCCTTTTTTAGATGTTTGTCCTTCTATATCAGACCCTCTTGCTGAATCAGGATTAGATACTTTTATCTGTAGTTTAAGTTTAGGGTTTTTAGGATCAGCTAGTATCTTTTTCTGGGATGTCTCACCTAATCTTTGTTTTATCTTATCCTTACCATAATAAATAGCTTTAGGTTTAAATCCAGTTTCTTTGAATTTTTTGGTAAGATGTTTTTCTAATTCTCGTCTATTAGCAAAAGAGTCATCTATAAGTATGTACTCACCTTCCTTAACGCGCCACGGATTTGCCATACTTACCTCGTTCTTCAAAGTACGCTTCTTTCGCCTTTCTCATTTCGGCGTAGTCTTTAGCATCAGCTTTATCCTTGGGGGATTCATAGGTAGCTGTACCTGTGTATTCTTTAGCCATTACTTGCTTTTAAGTTTATTTTTCTTTTTTCGTTCTTCCATCTTCTTCTTTCTCTTCTCTAACCATGCTTTATGTTTCTTCCGCTGTTCCCAGAGTTGCTTATCAGTGAAAGCACCTGATGCACGAGCTGGACTATTTTTAGATTTCTTTTCCCATTTGAGTTGAGCTTCTGATTTATCTTCCTTTTTAGGAGCTGTGCTTTTTAGTTTGTCAGCTTTGTTTTCAGACTTTGTGTTGCTCTCGTTGTTGGTTTCTTTATTTACCTTTAACTTTTCTGCCTCTGTCTTCTTCTGTTGACCACGGACATGTGCTCCATAGCCTTCATCTTTAGTTGGTGTTTTTATTTTATCAACTTGCTTTTGAGCTTTACCAACTCCTAGTTCTCCACCTCTTTGAGACTTGTTAAAGTCCTTAGAACCCTTCCATCCTTTTTTCTGTCTTTCTATAGTCTTTTCATCGGTTGGTACTCCGAGACCCGGTTTAGATTGTCTTGTATGGTCAAATATTGGTTTGTTCCAATAAGTCTTACCAGTTTTGGTATCCTTCCATTTTACAAGGAATTTATCACCAACTCGAACTTTGACCTTGACGTATCTTTTTTGTTTAGTTGCCATTAGTTGATATGTGAAATGATCATTTGTTCTCTTACAGGGTTACGTCCATATGTCTGACGCATCCATCGGAGCCAATTACTGCTACCTTTGCCTTGATTGCACTTTTGGCAGGCGGGTACAAGATTACTTGTAAGGCTTTCTCCGCCATTTGTTTTAGGTTTAACGTGATCGAGTGTAAGTTCATTAATTTCGTAATTATTACCGCAATAAACACATTGACAATTGAAGTGCTCTTTAATAGCTCTTCTCCAGAGCTTTCGTGCGTCTGAGTTTGTCATGGTTATTAGGTTGTATAAATAGTGTTTTGGGCTAGGTAGTAGTGGGGTCATTAACGAGATTTAAGTCTGCTTTTACGATTAATAGATGGAGACTGTAGTCTTCCTTTAGTAGCACTCCCTTTATAGTGAGCAGCATCTTTGCCGTCACCATTCCCGTAAGTACCTAGTTTTCTATTAAGCTTGTTAGCATTCTTTTTTATCGCGCTGCCCTTTGCTGTTTTTTGATAAGCGCTTTGTTGTTTTAATCTTTTTTTACGAGCTTCAGGATGACTCCTGTAGTACTCAGCTGTGCTTCCTGCCATATAGTCTCTGTTGTACGAGTTCGGGGTCTACTTTTGGCATAACGGCTGCAAGCTTGGCTAGTGGATTTCCTTCCATTGCTACACCGCTAATATCATTTGTTTTAAGCCAATCACAAGCTGCCTTGAGATCTTGAGTAGAAGCTTCGCCACTTTTGACTCGCTTTAGAAACTCAGTTGTAACAAGGTTATGTAGTTCGTTAAATTGGTCTTCAGTGGCTCTGTTCTTCATTAGGCTGACTTTTTAGTTGAATGAAATCCTGAATTAAAAGAAGCTTGTAGGTTTGAACCAGTTACCTTCTTTATTTTCTTCTTTAGTTTTCTAGGGAGTTTACCGTAAGCTTTATCGGTTGATTTGTCGTAGCTCATTCTTTACTTCCTGGGAATAGATTACGTCTGACGATCTCTACTGCTTTATCGTCGATGGTGTTATCAGTGGATTTTGCATATGCCTCTAATAGTTGGACAATTAAATTCTTCACTGCAGTAGTGGAGAGAAATGTCATTAAGATGGGTTTGATTATGATCACTTGTTTAGTGGGGGTTGTGTAATTGGTGATTTTGTAAATTCCTCAATAAGTTGTTTTCTTTCTTGAAGTGTTTCTATTAGTTGGCCTGATGGTGAGTTTCTAAATTGGTTTATCTTATGTATACCAAAAGAAGCACCAGCAATAACTAAGACAAAGATTGCTATTCTAACTTTCATCTACTTTCTTAGTTGTTTTTTTCTTAGCTGTAGTTTTTTTCTTTTCAGATTCAGCTTGCTTTGCTATTGCATCTTGTAATGTACTCATTTAGATTCTTTGTTAATTGGACATTCGTACTCCTGTTTATTCCAAGGGAATTTCTTTTCTTTAGGAGTGCATTCAGTTTTTAAATACTGCTTAACTGCAGCTTTCTTTTCTTTTTCGTATTTAACGATAGGTACTACGTCATTACACATGTCATAGACACGTGAGTTTTCAGACAGCATGAATCCTTTTCGTTGGAGGTCAGAACATTTCAGTACACGTACAAGCTCATAATCAAGCCTCATCTTTTCTTCTTGCCGTTTGGCTATACGTCTACATTGTTCTAAACCTCTACGATCCAAAGGAAACATAAAGTTGACTTGACCTCCCCAATTCTCAGCTATTGTATAACTTCTCTGACTACCTACATCATCATAGGGTTTTGTATGATTCCCCATGTAGAAGGGACTGAATGTCATTGTTGCTCCATTGCAACTGACACCAGATCCATAGTGTTGTCTACTCGGTGCTCCATTATTCTGGAATTGGACCGCTTGATTCGTCACATTTCCAGTCGCTGCAGCAACGGGATTAGAGGTGTTATTAACCTCTGGATCCGATGCTTTAGCTGGTGCTATTGAGAGAAGACTGATAAGGAGACAGTAGTAGATTCCTGTTCGATAGTTCGATCTATCTCTGTCTTTTCTATGATTTGACTGGCTGCTCTCGTTACTACTTCTAGTGTGAAATCTGAGCCAGCTGTTGTCATGTTGAAGACTGAATCTGAATCTGCTATTCCTCCTGAGCTTGCTGAGGTATGAGTTATATTGTCCCCAGACCATTTGTTTAACGCTGCTCCATAGGTGGTTGTTACAATCTCTTCTTCTATATCAACTGTTGTAGTTGTTGTACTGTTCATTGAACCCTGGGTGAAATTGGGTTGAACTAATTCAGCTTTTACTACCGTGGGTGATACCAGTAGGAAAAGTAAAAGCCATTTCTTCATGTTTCTTTTTTCTTAGCCATGGGACAATCTACAGGTTTGTTGTTGCCACTATTTTTATTACCAGTGGTCAAGCCAAAAGTTGCAAGTGCTCCCGTAAAGACACTAGCAACGAACGTGATATCTGAGTTACCTGATTTTTTAACCATAGGTAAATCAACATAGTTCATTGTAATGATAAATCCAGACCAGACAACAACGCCCAATCTGACAAATGTACCAAGTACTTCTATTTGATGTTCTTTATCCTCTACAGCATCTTTCAGCTTTCCAAGGACTCCTTTTTC